CTTCTACGGTGCATTCTTCTGAAGAAGAATAATCCAGTTCTCCAAAGTTTACAGATTGAGGCCAGCAATCGCCTAAAGTCCATTGTTCTAGTGGAATTCCGCAACCATCGTACATCTTTAGACTACCGACACCAGCATACCCTCTTCTGATACTATTTTGTTTTAGTGTAACTGGTTTTGTGTAGTCATATACGTTGGCTAGCCAAGTCCATAGACCTTCATTTCCTGTTCCTCCTGTTACCGCTACGTCATAGTAAGTAACAGTGATGGTTTCCCATGTTCCCTTTCCAGGAATATAGGTCTTTCCATTTAGATAATGAATTTCTGTTTCTTCAATGGAAATATTTGGTCTTGCGGCTGTTTTGACGAAATGCTCTGGAACTAGTTGTTCGCCTTGAGCGCCTCCGTCATTTTGTTTGAATACTTCAAATGTCCATCTAAACTTTCTTTTATGAAGGACACCTGAGCCTCCTAATCTGCCAATACCCATATCAATCATGTTAATTCTCCTATTGTATTACCCTTGTATTTTAATCAGAAGCTCTCGGCAACTCCATCAAAGCTGCCAGTTCTATGAATACTAAATTCAAGGAACATAAATTCTACTGCTCTAGTTGGTTGAACACCAATTCTTGCTCTGAATTCATTTCTATCAATAACATCTGGAGTGTTTAATTCTTCATCTGCTTTGATAATGAAGTCTGTTAGTCCTCTTCCAACTTGAACTTGTTCTAGTATTCCTGTTGCAATTTGGATGAATCTTTGTCTAAAGATTTCATCATGTGGTTCAAATAACAACACTCTAGATGCTGCTCTGATGCGTTTTTCAATAACAAACATGAGTCTTCTTACGTTGACTCTATCAAGAGCAGTTGGTTTTCTTTGTAGGGTCTTTTGGCCCCAAACAACAAAGTCTTGAGAATCTATGTATTGAACAATCGGATTGATTGCATTTCTATTTCCGTACATTAGATCTCTTTCTTCCAAAGTTGGACGACTGAAAACGTCAGTTATGTTAGGAACAGAGCCACGAGTTATGCCAGCAGGGGCAAACCATGGAGCGGCCAAGAAGTCATTTCTAGCATATACTGCCATTACTGAACCACTTGGCGGAACCCAAACGTCAACGTTATTGAATGAATCTCTGATCTTGACCCATGGCCAGTACAACGCAGCAAAATCTGAATCAAATCTTGTTGTGTTTAGTGGATGAGCACCATTTTGCCATTGAACTATTTCTTTTACTGTTAGTCCGAATGGTGGATCAATTATTGCCATGCAATCCATTCTAAGATTTTGACACATATCAATTAGAGCCAAAACAACACCTGTAGAAGAATGACCAGGAACAGCAACGATATCAAGATCAATTTGCTCTGGTTCACTCAAGGCGTATATTCCTGACATTCCTAATAGATTTCCGATCAACAAGTGATCTTGATCATCTGGATCTGATGGAATTCCGTCATTGCCACCACTCAAACTATAAACTCCATCGGCTGGAGGAGCAGGATTATCTGTGTTGTCTTCTACTCTTATATAGTCTGAAACTAAAGACAAGAATGTTTCAACATAGAATCTACTTGTCTCATCTTTTGTAAGATTTCCCCAAGATTCCATTTGAACACCATTATTGTAAACTTCTACTACGAAGTTTCCTTCTCTTATATTATTTCTAACTCTTACTTGGGTTGCATTTCCGTCAACACCGGCACTGTCTGCCATGAATGTCACAGAAACATCTCCGGTTTCATTGCTAGTTCCACTTACAATTGCTAGTTCCTCAATGTCTGCGTCGTCGGTAACGCCATCTGGAGAGGATCCAGATTTGGTCATATAATCACCAGCAGCTGGAGACGTTAGACTGTAATCCCATGGAGTGTCAAATCCAAAGAACGTAGATAGTGAACTTTCGCTCTTAACTATTAATCTTGCATCTCGACCTGAATGTAAAGTTTCTATGGCAAGTCTATTTCCGTCTGCTATTGCTTTGAATCCACCGGGAACAGATCCGTCAGAAACCTGAGAGTTTATTTCTGTTACAATGTTACTTGTTGTTGCAACATTGCCTGCAAATGATGATAGGTCAATAACTTGCACAACATTATCGATGTTATTGTTATCTGTTCCATCTACTACAATTTGCAAGTCATATCCTGTTAGGCTTGTGAAACTCCAAGAACCAGCAGAAACGTTTCCTTGAGTTGAATTTGCTTTTGATCCTGTGAAAACTGCTGGTGCCATGCCTTGTCCAAGACCTGTTATGGATGTGGCGACTCCGCCGTAACCGACAGTAACGTTTCCGGGAGATTGTTGAATTGGTCCGTAAATTGCATCTTGAACTGAAACTAATTCTAAAGTTGCTTCTGGGCCAAATGAAAATGTTGTTCTAACTCCTAAGGCACCATCTGCTTCAAAGAATTCGATTCCATCAACATCTGCAACCAATTGAGCGTTAAGATCTTCGACCAATTGCTCAATTGAGTATCCACCGCTTACAACAACAGGATCTGGATGATCGGTATTGGCCAAAACAACTAGTGTTTTAGAGGCCAAGACTCCATTTAGTCTCCATTTGAAATATCCGGCTGTAGTGAAGTTGAATGGGCCTGTTACGTCTGATACTAATTCTACTTGACCACCTGAACTTGCAACTTCCACACTTGCTGTTCTTGCAGACTCTGAACTTACTGCATCTGTGTCGGCAACTCTAACAATGTATAGTTCATTGGCAACTAACAAATATTGTTCTGCTGCATATAACAAATATGGATCTCCAGATTCTGGATGTGGATATCCGAAGACTGTGTTTAATTGTCTTCTTGTGGAAACCATTGTCGGTATATTGATTGGTCCTTTACTTGCAAATCCTACCAATCCTGCTCTATGAAAAGATTGATCTGGAGCAATAAAGCTAAGATCTTTTTCAGTTATACGAACTGATGGTGAAATTGTGTTAGAAGGTGGAAAGCCTTTTAGAATTGCCATAATTTTATTCTCCCTTGTTCAACTCTTTTTTTGTTAAGTATCTAGTGGAAATTAATCCTAATTTTTCTGCGCGTTCAACATATTCGGTATTTCTTTCATCTTCTAGCAAGTAGGTGTTATTACCAGCACCCAAACCGGGTATATTTAAAGTTGTAAAAGCTTTTGGGGCTTTTCTTGATCTTATAACTAATTGTACTGGACTTTTAGTTTTATTTTTTATTTCGATCATTTTTTACCTTTCTCAAACTCTTCAACTGCTTCTTCTAATCTTGCTAAAACTTCTTTTATTTTGTTTTCTTCTACGCTGTTGTAAAAGTCAACTTTTGTTCTTAACACCGACTTCCTACGAGTTATCGGCTGTGGTATATATGTCTTGGCTGTCAAATTTATTTCATATTTTATTATTCTTTGATTTTGATCGCCAGGTTCATAATCCACATTGTTCGCAACAGAGTCTAAATTTACTGTTGTTTCCCAATGAACGCCTCGCACATTTATATATGCAATAGGAGAAAATTTTAAAAATATTTGCTCTAAAATTTGATCTATATCTTCCATAAACATGGTCCAAATTAATAGCGTATAGCCTTTATTAATTGGTATTCCTCTTGAAACGCCAAAAACTGTGTCTCTTTCGTATCTTTCATTTATAGTAAACCCTGGTTTTCCGTCAGGCCTTAGATTTCTTAAGTAATCTAAGGCTTTATGATAAGTATATCTTTCTTGGTCAAAATCTGTGCTAGTCGAATAAATTGCCATCATAGGAAGTCTTATTCTTTCCACCACTAAACTTCCGTCTTTTCTAACGTTATCTTGCAATATCCAAGCAACTGCTTTTTCTTGTGTTCCCCAAATTATAGGAACTTTATGTGCTTTTCCATCTTCGTCTATTACTACCACATTATTAAATAATTTCAACACAGCTTCATCACAACCCCTAATGCTTTTTGAATATCTATAAACCACATCTCTTGATGGATTTTTGATATCTTCAACAATTTGTCCACTTTGAACGGGATCGCAGAAATTTTCATTTCCTAATCCTAATTTTTTACTTGCAGATTCTTCGAGCCAACCCAAGTCAGAACCATGAACTCCTTTTAGAGTGTCGTTCTCACCACATTGATTTACTTGCTTATCATTGTTTAATTTAGATTGTATTGGACTATTAGGATTGCAATCATTTATTTTTTTATTTTGATAATTTCCAGGATTAACAGACATTTTTTTATGTTCCTTGATTATACTTATTTAGTAAGTATTTTATTATAATAATCAAACATGAAACATTATAAATTTAAAAAAATAAAAAACGATGCTCACGCGAGAGTATTCATCACAGACACAGTTCTAATAAAAAAACCTAAGTTTCCTAGAATTGTTTTTTGGAAAATAAAAAAATTAGCTAATTCTAGAAATTCCACTTCTTAATGAAGCAAGGCCAGACTTTAATTCTTGAGCGGTATTGCCATCCTCTTCTACATTTTTTACTTCTTGTGCTATTTTTTGAACTATTGTTGATAATTTATTTGCATCGTATTGACCAATAAGAAGTAAGGCTTTTTTAATTGTTTCTAGTTCTGTAAATCCTTTTGCTCCTAAATTCATTCTGTCTTGTTTTACAGCGGCTATTTGCTGACTAAAATTTTCGTCTAAGCCTTCATCAACATACATGTCTGAATCTCGATCCCAATACTTTCCTTCTTTTGGATCATAATAGAGAATTTTTCCTCTTTTTGATCTATATGGTCCTTCTAATCCTTTTATAGGTCCGTATCTCTCAGAGTCTATTGCTGGCATGGTTTTGCCAAATTTATTCATGACTGATTTAACAAATTCTTTTTTTTGTTCAACAGATCTTTTTTTATTTTCGTTTATCCAATGAATAAATTTTCCCATTTTATTATTTCCCCTTTTTGATTTATATATCAATTTATTGATTAAAATCAAAATCTGGTTTTTTTTGTGTTACTTTGCCTTCTCCTGTGGTTATGCTTTCTTGGAATCTTTGACATAATATTTGAATCCTAACTTGACTCCATAGCATTGTTTCTCCAATGTTTCTTTGGATTATTACCCAATCTTCTTTTCTATGAGGCGTATGAATTCTTGATCCAATTTTTGGAGGATGCCCTATTCTTTCTAATACATCGCGATAATTCATATCAAAAACTATTTCGTCTGGAGCATCTATTCCAAAAGCGTTTTGATAATTCTGACCCGGTATTGGCTCATAGCTAGCGTATAGTGTAATTGGACTGTTAGACCAAATTTTTCCTCTATCTTCTCTATAAAGTTGGTCTAAAGAGCTTGTTTGAATAAAAACTTCATAATAAAAAACAGGGGATCCATATATTTTTAGTATTTCTGCATCCCACGAATTAAACAAACATCTTTCTGGATTGTCTGGATCAAATTGATCTAGACTACCGACAGGTTTATATGGCGTTCCATTAGAATTTCTTAGCATTTTGCCTCCTTGCTATTTATAATTAATATTAACTTAATTGAACTTGTGGTCTAATTGCAATTTCTCCACCTGTTTGTGGCAATGCAAAAGGAGCACCGGGGAATCTTTCTGCCCACAACAAGTTTCCTGTATTGTCGGAAACGTAATATCCATAAACATTTTGAGTTCCAGATGCTGTTCCGAATGTAAAAGTTATTCCAAAATTATATAAAGCAGAACTAACCCCTGCATCAGTTCCCACGCTCCAGGAAGCAGTACTGAGAGTGGCAGGAGCATAGCCAGATGCTGTCGCTGTTGTAAAATCTCCAATTACTGTATCTTCTGTTGGAAAGGAAGATGATGTTGGGGCTGTGAATAAATGCAATTGTAAATTTGTTGGAGATGCATTTCCAATAAGAAATCTTAGTAATCTGGTTTCCCCAATATTAGGAACTACAAGCGGCATAATTTTTCTCCTAGAGTTATAAAGTTCTTACTTATATATTAGTAGCTTATATTTTTTTTTAACCAAAATGACAATTATTAAAAAAGACGGCAATGTTTACAAAATTTCTGGACCAAATAAACTGGCCAAAAATCAAACTATTTGGGATAGTAATAAATTAATATTTCATAATTTTAATTGGAAAGATGAAATATTTAAATATAAAAATTCACCTAAAAAAGTAGAAAATCATAAGCAGGCGGAAGTTAAATCTAAAGTAGAAATTCCTGATAAGGTGGAGAATCACAGCCAAACAGAAGTAAAAATAGAAATTCCTGATAAGGTGGAGAATCACAGCCAAACAGAAGTAAAAATAGAACCTAAAGTAGAAATGCCACGCGAGCCAGAAGTAAAAATCCCCAAAATAGAAATTTCAGAAGAAGATGTAAAGATTGAAGAGCCTAAGATAACTCAAGATTATGAGTTGCCATTTATAAAGTATAAGACTCTAATGCACTGCTTACCGGCAGAAAATAAAAAATATGTTGATAATTTTTATGGGGAAAATTGGTCTAAAATAATTTATAAAAAGAAGTTTATTTTTCCTTCTGTAATCATATCAAATGAAGATCTAACTTTAGAGTTTTGGTCAACAGATCCTAATAGAAAAATAACTGAAAATTCTATTGTTTTTCCATTTGCTTATGAAGTTTATAATGAAGATACAAATTCTTATGACCGAATACCTTTTGATGAGCATAGATGGTGGATGGTTTCTTCCATCGAAAGTAAAGAAAAAGGATGGTTATTTACATGTGTTCCTTCTAGCAATCAACCAGATTTTTCTGATTGAAATATCTTATCTTTTTCGGATATTGTTGGGTCTACTAAATTTACTTGTAATCCTAATTTATTAAGGGCCTCCTTATGTTGCTCTACAGATAATAAAAATCCCATTTGATATGCATCATTTAATAATTTAACAAAATTTTCTATATCTTCTTTTAGCCTTAGATCATTACACATTCTTTCTATAAACTTTTCGTTCTCTAAATATCTATCTTTTAGTATTTCATACAAGAATTTTTTAATTGTTATTGAAAAAGGATTAGAAAAATAATTTGCCCAGTTCATAATACTTATTATAGTAAATTAATAAACATAAATAATAAATATCAAGGAGGAAATTCTCATGACCTGCGGAAACACAATGGCAATCAATAGGCCAAGCAAAAGCAATATGGCATCAATGTCCTGCAACACCACATGCAGCGATCTAGGTCCATTGGATCCATTAAATAAAAATCAATTAAGCCCTAGAAGACAAAGAGAAAAGGTAAGAGAACAAATAAAAGAATATTGCTTGCACATGCTCGGAGCACCTGTAGTTAAGTTGGAATTTGACGAACAAAACCTAGACTTCTGTGTAGATCAGGCCATGAAAGTTTTTGAAGATTATGCTGGTAGGGAGTATTTTTCTTACTATGTTTTTGATTGTGTGCCGGGAAAGAGCATATACGAAATGCCCCCAGATGTAGGCATGGTTAGAAATGTGTTTTATAAAGAAACAGGAACTTTTGCTTTTCAAAGTACAGATTTAAATGGTGCAATTCCTATAGAATATTTTTATCCAGGCGGAGCGTATGCTAGTATTCAAGGTGGTCTAATTGACCCCGTTCAACCAATTTGGGGAAGAATGGGAGAATGGACCTTGTATAAACAATACGAGCAGATGTACAGCAGAGTTAGTTCTAATTTGGGAGGATGGGAATATATTGGAGGATTTAATACAATAAAATTATATCCTGTTCCTTATAGAGTTCAAAAAGTTATTGTTCATTATATGCAAAAACAAAAAGATTGGGCGGAAGTTACTCAGGCTATTCAAGAGGGAGCTTTAACATATTTGAAAGAAATATTAGGTAGAATTAGAAGCAAATATCAGAGTGTCCCCGGAGCAGGAGGAAGTGTTGCTTTAGACGGACAACAACTTTTGCAAGAAGCGAGAGAAGATAGACAAAAATGGTTTGAAGATTTAATCTATAAATTTGGCGACATTTTACCCATTACACTTGATTAATTTTATTAATTGATATATATTACTATGAAATTTAACGAATGGTATTTATTAAAAGAAAACACCTCCAGATATTCAGTTGAGGTAAATTATAAGACTAAAGCAAAAGATGTTTTAAATGGATTTGCTAAAATATCTCTTGCGTATATTAGTGCTGCTTTAAAAAGATCTGGGTATCACGTTAAGAGAATTTTAGAACAAGAACCATATAGGGTTATTGTTTCTTCAAGAAATTGGGATGATGGAGAATGGGTTGGAATGGTTCACTACAATCCAAATGTTCAAGGCGGTTGTTTTGTAATCTCAAAAGGCTTTTATAACAAGCAAAAGAAAACTGTACTGGTTCAATCTTCAAACAAATGCGTTCAGGACAATCCAGCAGATATTTCTAAAGAATTAAAATCTATGATGGATGAATTAAAAAATAAAAAGAATAACCATAAAGAAAAATTAAATCCTGTTAAGTTGAAGCGTGGACCAAAATAACTTGTAATAGTTCAATTGGTTAGTATTTTTTTGTTTAGACCATACTATTTTAATGTATGAAATATGAAGAATTAAAAGGCTATCTTGATAAAAACATGACAATTAGGCAAATCTCTGCCGAGAGTCACAAGGGTTTTAGTTCAATTCGGCACTGGATGAAAAAGTACGGATTGAAACCTAATTTTGCTAATTTCAAAGGAGGATACGTTCACGATAAACAGAAAGTCGATAAACAAGGAAGGCGTTATTGTCCAAAATGTGAAGATTATCAGAGTATAGACAACTTTTATTCTAGAAGAAAAAACAATTGCAGTGGTTGGTGTAAAGTTTGCATTAGAAAACAAACAGTTGAAAGAGGAAGAAAACTAAAATTAGATTGTATTGAGTACAAAGGTGGAAAATGTCAAAAATGTGGGTACAGCCAATGTCAAGCTGCATTGGACTTCCACCATAGAGATCCAGCAAAAAAAGATTTTTCTTTGTGTAAGAAATATGGTTGTCGAAAAATCAGTGATCGAATTAAAAAAGAACTTGATAAATGTGATTTATTGTGCGCAAATTGTCATAGAGAAGAACACTGGCAATTAAAAATAGGGCGTGAGGGACTCGAACCCCCAACCTCGACATTATGAGTGTCTCGCGCTCACCATTGCGCCAACGCCCCGTAAGTTTGCCAGTGTTCTTCTCTTGACTATAATTTTATTTTGCTTCACTTCCATCTATTGGATAGAGCAAAAAATGTTGGTGCCCACAAACCAACAAAGATTCCAAATCTTTCACCATGAGCAAGATCTGGTTCTTTGCTCAAGAACCAGATGGCTATGCTCGCAGCAATAGATAAAAATCCAGCATAAAAGCAAACGTTACTGATAAACTTTTCGTTCATGTTCTTTCTTTCTTTTTTAGGAGACTGAAGGGATTTCTACAACTGACAAAGGAGGCTCAATAAAAGATTCTCTTTTTTTAGCAGCAATAGCACCTAAATCGGCATCTATTTTTGCTTCAATTTCTTTTATTTTTTTTTCTTTGATGATTTTCTCTTGGCGATTATAGCCAAGATGAACCATATAAACAAGTACACCCATGCCTGATATCATTGTTACGGCAAGGCCACATACAAAAAGAACTATGTTATTCACTAAAGTATCTTCCTAGTGATAAGATGCTTGGAACCCATATGCCTACAAAAATTGCTTGGCTCTCATTCCCAGAGAGGAACCAAATTCCTACGCTGAGAAGAAAACTAAGAAATGCCGCCGCTATAAAAAAATACTTACTTTTCACCGTTTCGCACTTTCTTTTTTTATTAAACCACTAATCTTTCTTTTAGCAAATTTTTCCAAAGATAATTTGTTTTTAATCATTTCTGGAATAATTTGTTGACGAATCCAATTTCTTCTACTTCCTTTAATATAAGAATTTGATTCGTCGGCAACAGTATACATCATGTAATTGTTTCTTTCAAGGTACTCAACAAAATCTTTTTTCTTTGTTAATAAAAAAGGGTGAATTATTTGATAATTATCAAATTTAGAAATTGTTTCGATTGGATTGTGATTCGGATGTCCTCTAAAACAATTTAGTAGGTAGTTTTCAACATAATCATTCAAATGATGTGCAGTTAATATTGTTGAATCTTTGAAATTATTATAAAAATTCAAACGAGCATCTCTACAATCTTTTTCAGTAACCAAATTACTTCCATGCCCAATGTGATATTGGAAATTAAAATTATTACATAACTCAACAAACTTATCTTCCATAAATTTATTTTGAATTCGTAAATTATGATTAAAATGTATGGGCGTTACATTATAATTTTTATTTTTCATCCAAAGTAAAGCGGCAACACTATCAACACCCATACTAACAGCAAAATAATAATGCTGTTGTTTATGAATCAAATTTTTAATTATTTTGATCATAGGAAAAGCATATCAAACAATAAAATAATATCAAGAACTACAGAAATTATTTTTTACTGCGTTGGCAAATTCAACGATAACATTTTCATCCCAATCGTTTTTTGCATATTGAGATATTAAAGATACAAATTGGATATTGCCTTTTATGTATCCTTTTGAAGAGTCTTTCCTATCTAAACTAGCCCTATAAATAGTTTTTTTAATATTCTTTTTAGTTTGACATTCTGCGATCTGCATCTGCCAACCAGTATATGGGCACAATCCTTTTTGTTTTTCCCACTGTTCTTTTAAATCTTCAAGAGTTATGTCTAATTTTAAACTTGGCTTTTGTTTGATTCTTAATCTGCATGTTTTTAGAAAAGATCTAAAAGGAGAATAATTATCTCTAAAAGAACCTTTTCTTAAATGCTTTATATTTTTTCTTTTTTCTTCAGGTATATTTTTTATATGATACTTGCCAGAACATGATCTTGAACAAAAGGTTTTTCTTCCTTTATTTTCATTTCTTTTTACTTCAGATTTTTTTCTTTCAAATTCTTTTGAACAAACAAAACATTTTATATTCATTAGTCTCCTACTACAATACAGTAGTGGAGACGAGACAAAAAAGGGAGGATTGCTTTCGCAATCCTCCCTTAGTGGAGTCGAGGGGAGTCGATATTTCCCCACACTAATTTCTTAGTGAATGGACTATATTTTCACCATAATGCCTAAGCACTTTAGGTGTTGGACGCTCTTGCTGGTTATTAAGGAAACTCAATCCCTCCAGTAGTCTCTAAACCTTCCTAAGATGTATCTTAGGCTTGGCTTGGTATTGCCTTCGACATTACTCGTTCAGGTTTCACCAAATTCATCCAATCATGATCAATGAACTTTCGCTTATTGACGGCCCGATCTGAACCCCTGTCCGTAAGTAAACTCAATATGGCCTCTACATGCTTGTTTCGTTGTTCATAAGATTCTTTTGACCACAACGAACAAAGGTCTAAGAATCTTTTCAACCTATTAGTCTCGTTCTAACCAAGTTGACCGGCCAGAACCAGCAGGATTTTGCGACGAACTTTTGGACGCTTCCCGCGTGGCTTCCTAAGTTCGTGGTTGCTTTCTCAAGCAGCCATTGCGTAAGAAACTTCGTCAGTTAAGACGTAATCGATTTTTTACGAGGCCCTTCGATCAACCTCGGCATGCCACCTATATCTCCTTGTACTACGTCGATACCAGTACGACCCCGATATCCTGTATTGTAGTAATTAATTTTGATTTGTAAAGTGCTCTTCTAATTTTTTAATATAATCTTCAATTCCTTTTTCTATAGTAAATTTAGGCTTCCAATTTAAATATTTTTTTGCTTTTTCGATATCGCATTCGGTATTATTTTGAAATTTTTCTAAAAAATCACAATCAATGTATTCAATGTTTATTTTTTTATTTAATTCTTTTCCAATTAATTCTGCAATATAATTAAATGTTAATGATTTTCCATTTGCTATATTA